CTGCTCTACATGAACTATCCACATGCGACCAATGCATCGGAGGAAGACATCAAGCTGCGCGCCGAACTGTGGCTCGACTTGTTCGCTGATGTGCCCGACGACGCGATGGTCGAAGCGGCAAAGCGTCACTGCAAGGAGGGGACGTTCTTCCCTGCGCCTGCTGAGCTGTTCAAGCACATCCGCGCGATGGAAGAGCTGGCCGATGGCGGCGATGACTGGACTCAGTCGTGGTCGGCCGTCAAGGGCGCGATTGGACGATACGGCGCATGGGGAACGACGGACGAGGTGCGCAAATACCTGGGGGACAAACTCCCCGCAGCGATGGCCGAAGACACGGCAACGATCATTCAGCGCCTCGGCTGGCGCGAACTGTGCGGCTTCGACCTCGACCAGGAGGGAATGTGGCGCGCACAGTTCCGCGACGTCTACAACCGCGTGCGCACGACGCGCATTGAGCGCCAGCGCATGACTCCCGACGTTGCGCGGCTCATCAGCGACATGGCGCAGAAGATGGCCGCGGATCGCCTGCGGCTCAACGCGCCGAAGAACGACGAGGAGGAGGGTTTCTAGTGTGGATCATCAGCAACGCCTTAATGAACTCGCTCTCTTCGCTGGCGCAGGCGGGGGAATCCTCGGAGGACATCTGCTCGGATGGCGCACCGTCTGCGCCGTTGAGCGAGAGCCATACGCCGCAAGCATTCTTGTTCAGCGACAGAACGACGGCCTACTCCCGCCTTTCCCGATTTGGGATGACGTTTGCACATTTGACGGCCGACCGTGGCGAGGAATTGTTGATGTCGTATCTGGAGGGTTTCCCTGTCAGGACATCAGCGCAGCAGGACGAGGAGCTGGCATCGATGGCGCACGTTCTGGACTCTGGGTGGAGATGGCACGGATCATTCGTGAAGTACGACCCAGATACGTGTTCGTGGAGAACTCCCCAATGCTCACTGCTCGAGGACTCGGACGAGTTCTCGCAGACCTGGCCGAGATGGGGTTTGATGCGCGATGGGGAGTGCTTGGAGCAGTTGACGCCGGCGCTCCGCATAGACGAGACAGAATTTGGATTGTGGCCAACTCCGACGGTGTGCGGGAACTACAACAGGAAGGGGGCATCGGCGACGAGCGGCGATGGTCTGGCGACGGCGGTGCGGATGTGGCCGACGCCGATGGCGCGCGATTGGAAGGACAGCGCGAAATCTGGCAATCGCAAGTCGCCGAACCTTGGAGCAGAGGTGCACTGGCCGACGCCGCGCACGAAAGGCATGTGCGGAGGATCGGGAGCATGGCAGCAGCTGAAGGAATCGACGACGATCGAAGAGGCGCGAATGATGGGAGCCGGCAATGGTGGGCAGCTGAACCCTACGTGGGTAGAGTGGCTCATGGGGTGGCCGCTCGAGTGGACAGACTTAAGGCCATTGGCAACGGACAAGTTCCGGCAGTGGCAGCACTCGCATGGCGCATACTCGGAGGTGAATGATGCAGACTAACGAAAACCTCCAGCGCGACAACGACGAGCGCGCGGCGCAGGAGTCCGCCGAAATCAAGCGCGTGATGCTCCAGCGCCTCCAGCGTATCCTCGAACGTGAACAGGCCGAAGGGCGCATGATCGGCAAGACCGTGCAGGATCTGCTGCGAGGGCAACATGACTAACAAGAAGATCTTGTCGGCGCGTGGGGAGTTTCACACGATGCTCGACATCGCACGGGCAAACGCGGCGTCTTACGGCTGCGTATCGTCCATCGACGGCGCAGCAGGCGCGGCAGTCATCATGTGGCGATTGGGATTGATCACCAGCGCATCGTTTGATCGTGTGCTGTCGCTGCTCAAGGCGTATCGGGCGCGAACTGAACCCCCAGAGTGGTATTGCTAGAATAGCGCAAACGGCATCCGTTCTCACGCCAACACACGCCCAGCATCGCACGCTGGGCGTGTGTCGTTTCCCGCGATACAATCGGCGGCAACGTTTAGATAACCACAATTACCACAATGGGAAAATTCATCTACACAGAAAACGACTTCGTGCGATTCCGCGCTCTGGCCGACGAGTGCGACTACGAGCTAAAGACCATCGCCCGTCGCCTCGGCATGCCGATCAAAACGGCGCAGTATCTGTCCTCCCGCCGAAACGCATTCGCCCCGCCCGGCAAGCGCCTGTGGGATCTGATGGTCGAGCGTAAACGACAGCGACAGCGCGAGACGATCATCAAGCACAACGGCGACATTCGCGCGGCGGCGGCCGAACTGCACATCTGCTCTCAGTCGCTGTATCACTACGGGCGCAGGATGGGCATGACGGCCGATGTCCGGCGCGAATACACCAAGCCTCGGCGCTGCGCGATCTGCTTCCAAAATTTCCACACCACCAGTCACAACCGCAAAGCATGTTCCGAGGAATGCCGGCGCATCATGACGAACCGGTCGAACATGCGCAAATATCGACAGCGCATGCGGAAGGCCGGGCGCGAGGTCGAGCCGGTGGATCGTGACTACCTCGAGTTCCAGGTCAAGAACGCGCTGTGGAAGACGTTCGGGCGCGTCTACCTCGCAGCGAAAATCCTCGGCAAAGGCGAATCAGCAATCTGGCGCGCGATCAAAAACTGGGGCTTGCAGGATTACTACCAGAAATGCCGCGCATCCATGTACGACCCGGAGCGCCTGCGAGAGATCCTCGAAGACGCGAACTACGACATGCGCGCGGCGGAGCGTGCGATGGGCTGGTATCGCGGGAAAATCACGCGACTGTGCAAGTTGGCCGGCGCTTCGCATCTCGTCAGCATCGCCGTCTGTAAGCACTGCGGGAAGCAGGCGAAACGGCCGGAACGCGGCGGACACACGGACTATTGCTCGAAGGAGTGCCGCCTAAAGGCACGCAAGCAGCGCATCAAACAAGCAGCGAAGGAGAATTCATGTTCCAGAAAATCACAATCGTAGGACGTCTCGGCCGCGATCCGGAGTCCTCAAAAACTCAAGCCGGCGCTGACGTGTGCTCGTTCAGCATCGCCTCGGATCGCGGATACACCGACCGCAGCGGCGCGCGCCAGAAGGAGACGACGTGGTTCCGCGTGAACGTCTACGACGGGCAGGCCGGAATTGCCGCGAAATACCTGCGCAAGGGGAAACTCGTGCTCGTCGAGGGACGCTTGCGCGTTGATCCGCAGACCGGCGGGCCGCGCGTCTATCAGAAAAAAGACGGCACGCACGGCTCGTCGTTTGAAATCGACTGCCTGCTCATGCGGATGCTGTCGCCGGCCGAAGGCGTGCAGGAGCCGGAAGACGTGCCGTTCTAATGCATCGCATCTACGCGCGAGTGGACACGATCAACGGCGGGATCGTGTTCGCGCATGCCGAGGTTGGAGGACGCGTCGTGTTCTCGGGGTACGCCGCGTCGTCGGTGAGGTTTGAGGCCGGCGTCTCAATGCCAGACGCACCGCTTCATCTGCGCTCCGTCACCTGCGAGGTCGGCAAGCGGCTCTACAAAGCGATCGACGAATGCAAGGGCGACGTGCTGGCACTGCACTCCGCAGCGCGCAAGATCATCGCGTCCTACGAGGACCTGTTCACGATCCGCATCGTCGTCCTGCTGGAGATGAAGGTGACCAATGCCGCGGAGGAGTAACGTCACCGAGCGCAACGTGCAGGACGCGATCGTCGAGCGCCTGCGCGTGCACGGATGGATGGTGCGCGAACTGTCGCAGTCGCAGGCCGTGCGCGGGGAGTTAGTCGGCGTGCCCGACATCATCGCGTGGAAGACGGGCGTGACGCTCCTGGTGGAGTGCAAACGCCCGGGGGGACGAGTGCGCCCTTCGCAGCTGGCATTCGAGCAGGAGATCAGGCCACACGAGGCAACGACGCTCCGTTACATCCGCACGTCGGATGTGGATATCTTTGCCGACTGGCTCATCGACATTGAGGACAAGGCCGGCATCACGACCGTGCGGGAGGCGCGATGATCGCCAACAAGCACCAGCGCGACGTGATGAGCCGATGGCAGCGCGACATTGAAGACTACGATCGGCGCGAACGTGAGCGCCTGCCACTCAAGGGCAACGAGCCGACATGGGACGGGTGGATGCGCTTCCATCACCTGCCGATGATGGCCATGATCGCATTCCAGAAAGCGCGCGACTTCCCGGAGGCGTATCGACTGCTAGAAGAAGAGCGCGCTCTTGCCGTGCGGAAATACAACGCGCATTGGCAGGGCGATCAATGGATGATGCGCTCATCGGAGCACGACTGCCACCTGGCGGCCTCGCTCATGCAGCAGCTTGAGCGATGCGCGGAAAACGAAACAAGCCCCGCCGAATGACGGGGCTTGCTGCTGCGCACGGCCTACGCGATCAGCGCGGCGCGGAATGAATCGGCGTCGATGAGCTGGCCGTTGCGCACACGATGCGCCGACCACGTGATGCCGTGGTGCTCGCCGCGATCTTTCCCATCGGCGAACTGCCCGACGATGTCCTCGATGAGGATGTGCGACAGCCCTTCCTCGACACCCAGCAATCGGCCGGACTCGTCGATGCCGATGACGACCGGCTGGAAGTGCGGCGACGTGCGCAGGACGAGCAGCGTTTCGATGTCGCGCACCTCCCACGTCCACAGTTCGGTCTCGGTGCCGACCGGCACGTCGATGTTGCCGGCCGTGTATTCCGCTTCCTCGTGAAGGGCAAGGATGTGCTCCCACCAGAAATGGGGCGGGAGCGTGTCTGCGAATCGGCCGTTCACGACGATCCTGCTCATCGTGGATCGGTCGGACGCGCGCTCGGTGTGGATGGCGGACGCGAATGCCCAGCCGTTGCGGATTGTGTCAGTGTTGATCATGTGTCTCCTGTGGTCGGGCGTCGCACTCGCCCGGCCATATATTTTCTAAGCCGAGAAACGGCGTTTCTTTTCAGAAAGGGTTTTTGTGATCTCGCTGCACACGTTACTGATGCGCTTGCCGGATGCGCTGGTCATGCGCCCTTCCCATTCTGCGTGCCACCTGCCATGCAGCGCGTGGCGCATCGTCTGCACGGCTGATTCAATATCAGCCATGCAGTTCGCAGCACGCGCGGCCAAGAGCGCAGTCATTGTCCATCTGCATACTGCGTGCCGCAGCCACGCAGCGGCGCTGATCTGATGGTAATCCGCGTTCCACGTCCATTCCACCGTGCTTGCTATCAAGCTGCCGTTTTCGCGGCCTGCCAGGATTGCGTTCTCGATCTGCTTCCACGCGGCGTCTTCGGAGCCGTCGGATGCGCACAGGCAATCCATCGGGCCGGTATCCCATCTCTTCGCTGCAACATCCCAAGCGCGGAAGATCAAGAAGTCGTGCGTTGGAGAAATGAGTGTCACTCCGATTGTCTTGTAGTTCGTGATCATTGTGTGTTCTCCTGAATAGCTGAGCGTCGCACTCGCTCAGCCTGTATTTTTAATAAACCAAGCGATCAGCCTGAGTGATTGTCCACGGGCAGGGAGCCGTCCCCATCGCATCATCTGCAGCGTTGCGCAGCCGCCGCGCATCTTCTAGCTCGATGTCCAAGTTCTCGCGGTGAGCCTTGAGAAGTTTTTGAATCATGACGTAGCGGTCACGGGCGATCTTCGTGCTGCGCGTGGTGCTCAAGTTGTTGATAAGGCGTTCAAACGTTTCGATGAGGCGGATCTGCTGTTCTTGCTGCGAGTAAGTCTTGTCCATGTTTTGATTCTCCTGATCAATCACTGCGCTTTGTTACTCAGTGATGGGCAGAGTATAGCACACATGCTACGCCGTGTAAAGTGGGCTACAGCATCAATCTGCATCAGTGCCCGAACTACGGGCAGACGCTGCGTCGCACTCGCAACGTTTTGGACTAAGCTGCGCGCCAGCTATAGGTGCGCTCGCCGGCCTCGACCTCGCCGGCCGTCTCGCCTGCGCGGATAGCCGTTCGAATGGCTGCGTAGATTTCGTCGTCGGTGTCGGCGTCGCTGCTGAGCTGCGCTCCGTCTTGCCAGCCCTGCGTGCTGCTGTAGGCCGCGTCCGTCGCCCACACGCCGTCCTCGGCGATGCTGATGCGGGTGATGGTGCCGTAATTGACGCCGGCGTCGATGTCGGCCTGCTCAGCGCCGAACATGTTGATCATCATCGCCACCAGCGCGTCCTCGTTCATCGTGTCGAACTGTTCGCGGCTGATGATGCCGTCGGCGTCGGCGTATTCCGTCCACAGGGCGTAGCTGTTGGCGATCTGGCTGTAGGTGTAGGTCGTGTTCATGTCTGTTAGGTCTCCTGTGAATGCGGCTGAGCGTCGCACTCGCCCAGCCTGTTGTTGTCTAGTAGTTCGTCAAGCGAAGGCGCGCTTCCATGCGTTCGCGGCTGGTTGCGCGCCTCGGCGCACCGATCAGCGTGCCATCCGTAGCAACTCCGTAGGTCACTCCGAGATGCCCCTTCTCGCGCTTGATCTCTGCGATCTCGACCGCGCGCCAGTTCCAGACGTTCGCGCCGGCGATGCTCTTGCCACTCTTCTGCCCGGCCGCGACTGCTTCGGCGATGTCCTGCCAATTAGCGAATCCGACGAAGCAACCGTCGATCATCAGCGCGGTCATGGTGTCGCGGGTGTCGTTGGCGTTCGTCAGGATGATTCCGGTGTTCATGTCTGTTAGGTCTCCTTTATTCGCTGCACTTGATGGGCAGAGTATAGCACACATGCTACGCCATGTAAAGTGTTTTGCCGACGAGTTTTATGTTGCTTTTGCACACTTCCGCGATTCTCGCTAAGCCCGACATAATTCGCCCATGCCATACGACAGAATGGGGAAGCGCGGCCTCGTCGCCCCGCGCAAGGCAAGGAGAATTACGCGGTGGAGGATCGCAGCATGACAAACTGCTCGAAGGCCTCGGCTGTCCACGGCAGCAGCGGCGTGAAGAACTCGCGGTAGATCGCTTCGGCGTAGACGCGAATCTCGTGCTGCGCTTCCTCCGCCATGCGCAGCCGGAGGAAATGCATCAGGTTGTGCGCGTCGGCCTTCACGACCCACGTGTAGTAGACCGAGAAGCCCGGCAGGAAGGCGCGCGCCAGCTCACGCGCGACGCCCTTGCCGATCGCGTCCTCATACAGCGCATACCCGCGTGCGTAGTGCTCCAGGAGGGACGTAGTGAGCGCCTGCCCGTCGTCGGCTGACACCTCCCCCAGGCTGGCCTGCTTGTTCGATGGCGACTGCCTGCGCCAGACATCCGGCACGTAGAAGTCGTTCTCCTCGAACTCGGTATACCGACCACTCTGCGCGTTCATGTTGAACATGCGATGACGCACCCACTGCCACCACGTCACGAGCGGCGCACGCACGCGGAACTTGAATTCGACCTGCTCAAACGGGCTGGTGTGCCGATGGCGCAGCAGGTAGAAGAGAAGCTTCTTGTCCTTCTCCTCGCCCTTGCTCTCGCCCATGAACGACACACGCGCGGCGTTGACGATCGCCAAATCACCGCTGACGCCCGACGCCGGATGCGGCATGAAGTCGAGCAGCTCAATGTATCCCTTGTCCAAGACGTTGATTCGCTTGCCGATGATGTCTGTATGGTGCATGCGCGCGCATTGTACGGCGGCAATCATCCGAGGATATACTACGCGTAGCTGTCGCTCCTGCGGGATCGTCAGCTTCTATCAGCCCGGACTCGGGGTACGTATCCTGTCAAGGGCACCCGGCGTCGGCAACGGCGCCGGGATTCTGGGGGAGGGAATATGTCGGTGATTGAATTATTTGCTTGGCTTGCAGGTGCTGGCGTGTCGGCCGTGTCCGCGTTCGTGCTGGAGCGATTGAGCGGATTCCAGCGGTTGACTCCGAACGGGAAACAGCTCGTGGCAATGTCAATCGCCGTTGCCGTCGGCGCGCTGTCGATCGCCGCGCGAGACTATCTCATCGCTCAGCCCGACGTCACGGCGCGCATTGAGCCGTACGCTCAAATGCTCATTGCTGCGGCGTCGATCCTCGTGCAGCAGGTCGCGCACGGAATCAACAAGGGAGCCGATAGCAATGGGTGAAACGCAGATGCTGACGTTGCTCACGAACGGCGGCATGCCTGCGATGTTCGCGGCGCTGCTCATCTGGACGCTGAAGACGTCAGCGGAAAGAGAAGAGCGGCTGATGCGCAGAGAGGAAAAAGTGCTGGCGAAGCTGGACGAAATGTCGCAGACGATCCTGCGAATCTCAACCCAGCTAGACAGCCTCGCGCGCGAGATAGATCGCATGCGCGGGGAGGATTGATCCGCCCACGATGGGGCGGTAGGTCCTAGCCGCTTTCGCGGCGCATGCCATACGGTCAGTTTTCGAACCGAATGAATGATATCCCATACGTCAACCAGCTGGACAACGCGCCGCGCGGAAACGACTGTGGACCGGCATGCGTGGCGATGCTCACCGGCAGCGTTGATCCGGCACTGGCAACGGCCGCGACCGTGACCGACTTGTCGAAGCGCTTCGACGTGGCACAAGACGGCACCACGGCGCGCGACCTCGTGCGCATGGGCGAATATCTCGGCATCGACCTTGTCGCAGACACGTCGGCGCCGTTCCCGTGCATCAGCCTTGTTGATTACAAGATGCTGCCGCGCAAATACCAGGTGAACGGCGATTTCGGCCACTGGATCGTTCGCCTCTCCGACACCGTCTACCACGACCCGCTCTATCGCGGCGATCGCGGGGCAAACATCGTTACGACGAAGGCCGTGCTCAACGCAGCGGAACAAGCCGCACGCCGATGGTCGTCCACCATCCCGAATCGCGTTCGACTCAAAACGACTATGACTCAAACCTCCGGAAAGGCTCTCATCACCGCGACCGAACGATTCCGCGTCCGATCCGCGCCGAGCACGTCGTCGGGCACGCTGACCGGTTACTGGCTCCAGCCCGGCCAGCTGTTCGATGTGCTGGGCACAACGACGGCCGAACGCTACACGTGGGGCAAGGTCAGCGTCACAGCCGGCTCCGTCGTCGTCGGTGATGGCTGGGTGCGCGGCGATGGATGGCGATTCGTGAACACGCCGACGCCTCCGCAGCCGCAGCCTCCGACGCCCGTGCAGGACTGGCAGCACGCGAAATACCTGCTTGGTGTCTCGTGTCTGAACGACGGCGACGCGGGCATGGACGCTCTCGCGCGCGGATGCCGCAGCGTGCTGTTCATGGATAACCTCATGGGCGCAGCAGCGGCCGCTCGCCAGTATCCGGACGCGATCATCGCCGCGCGCTTCTGGTTCCAGAACGCGCCCGATCCGGCGTGGCTTGCCGATCACGCGGGAGCCGGCCTCGCCAACATCCCGTCCAACATGTGGACGACATGCGCGAACGAGTGCGACTGGATTTGCTACGGCACGCCCGACGAACTTCGCCGCCGATTCGAATACGAGCGCGCGTTCTGCAACGCGATGTGGGCGAAGAACCCGTCGCGCAAGCTTGTCATCGGCGAGTTCAGCCACGGCACGCCCGACATCACTAACCCGGCAATCGTGCAGACCTTCAAGGAGACCTACTACGCCTTCGCACAGCAGAACGCCGGCCGCGTCCGCATCGGATGGCACCTCTACACGAAGGGGAAGCGATTCGCCGATGCTCCTCCCGCGCAGGCGGAGATCGACGCGCCTGAATGGTACGAAGGCCGCGATGCATCGTTCTGGACGCAGTGCGGTGCGAGCAAGAGCGTTGTGCACTTCTGCGGAGAAACCGGCGTAGAGGCTGGCTCTGGCGGCTTTGCTTGGGCGGGATACTCGGATGAGCAGTTCGCGCGATGGTGCAGCTGGTGGCTCGACTACCGGCGCAGCAGGCCGGTCGTGCTCAACGGCGCGTGCATCTTTCAGTTTGGCTACCATCCCAATTGGCAGGGATACGACGTGCGCCGATTCGCAGGAGTGCTTGAAGATTTTTGGAAGGGGAGGCGGTCATGAATAAAAAAGAAAACTGGAGAAACCGTATCGTTGGCCATGGGGAGCAAGCCGCAATTTCGTTCGCAGCAAACCCGCTGAATTGGCGAATCCATCCGAAAGCTCAGCGCGATGCATTGACCGGGATTCTTGAAGACGTTGGCTGGGTTCAGTCTGTAATTGTCAACAAGACGACAGGGTTCGTGATTGACGGGCATGCGCGCATTGAGGAAGCGCTCAAACTTGGCGACGATACGCTTGTTCCATTCGTCGAAGTCGAATTGAGTGAGGAAGAAGAGCAGAAAATACTACTCACGCTCGATCCTGTTGCTGCGATGGCCGCAGCTGACAAAACGAATCTTGATTCGTTGATGCAAAGCGTCAGCACTGATAGCGAAGCGTTGCAGAAAATGATCTCCGATCTTGCCGATGAACACGGCTTGCATGCCGAAAACGAGAGCCCTTACACGCACAAAGTTGAAGCCCCTATTTACGAACCGAAAGGGCCAAAGCCCCCGCTGAGCGCGCTTTCAGACGTGGATCGCTATAACCAGATTTTGATGCGCATCGCCGAATCGGATGTCGATGATGAAATAAAGAGATTCCTTATCGCAGCTGCGTCGCGCCATATCGTTTTCAACTATGCAGCGATAGCCGAATACTACGCCCATGCCGACTCCGCAGTGCAACGGCTTTTCGAAGACAGTGCGTTGGTCATCATCGATTTCGACGCTGCTATAGAAAAGGGCTATGTTCTGCTGAGCAAGAAGATGATGGAAATTACCGGGGAGATGCGCGATGGCTGATTATGCGGTTTTTGTTCTCACATATGGCAGGCCTGACAATGTAAAAACATACAACATGCTGCGCGAAAGTGGATACACAGGGAAAATATTCCTTGTATGCAGCAGCGATGACAAACGGCTCTCGGAATATCAAGCAAAATATGAAGACGTGATTGTTTTTAATAAACGCGAGATCGAACTTGAGATTGATACAGCGGACAATTTTAAAAATTACGCATCAGTGTTGTATGCGCGCAACGCATGTTTTCGGATTGCCGAGCAGCTTGGTTATGAGTATTTCATAGAACTAGATGACGACTACGGGAGTATTGTCTATACAGTTGATCACAATTATCACTGGACTAGTTCCAGCATGAAAGCTGACCGCGTAAAAAAGCTTGATGAAATCTTTGACTTGACGTTTGAATATTTCAAATCTGGCCCATTTGCAACTCTTGCATACAGTCAAAGTGGCGACTGGCTTGGCGGGGGGGACAAGCCGCATACCATGTTCGACAAACTTGGAGCTCGCCGCAAGGCTATGCAGATCTTTTTCTGCTCAGTAAAAAGGCCATTTGATTTCATCGGGACACTAAACGACGATGTAAATGCATACGTGAAACACGGCAGAACGGGCAAGCTGTTTATGACTTATCCGTACCTTTGTGTGCAGCAGATGCAAACACAGTCGAACGCCGGAGGGCTAACTGAAATCTACAAAGCGATGGGGACTTACGCCAAATCGTTCTATACAGTGATGCTCAGCCCGTCATCTGTGCGCGTGTTCGCGATGCAAACCTCAAATACAAGACTACATCACATTATCAAATGGGATCGCACTGTTCCCATGATTATTAGGGAATCGCACAGAAAGGTTGACAAAGTTGGCGCATAAAAAATGGCTAAGCTCAAAAAAAAAGAGGTCGAATCCGCATTGCGCTCATCTTCCGGGAATGTCACGGTTGCTGCGAACGGGCTTGGTGTTTCTAGAAACGGGCTCTACAAATTCATAGCAAAATCAGGGCTGCTTGATATTCTCGATGAGGCTAGGCAGTCCACAGTGGATATAGCTGAATCCGCCTTGAAACGCGCAGTCATTAACGGCGAGGCGTGGGCCGTTTGCTTTACCTTGAAAACTCTTGGCAAGCAGCGCGGGTATGTAGAGCGTGTGCAGCAGGAAATTAGTGGCAGAGATGGCGAAGCGATCGAAGTCAAGCAAACAGTCTTTAACCACCAAGCCGCAGTTGCCTCCCTTGCGGCCCGATCAGCTGGACATTATCGGGAACCCGGCGAAGTTCAAAATCGTGGCGATGGGGAGACGCTGGGGTAAGTCATTCATGGCAACGTCCTACGCTCTCTCCTGTGCAGACCTCGGCGCTACTGTCGCGTGGATCGCGCCGACGTACCGCAACAGCCGCCCACTGTGGCGCGCTGCGGAGAAGGCCGTAGTGCCAGTGGCTCACAAGCTCACAGTGCGCAGGAGTGAGCGCGAAATCGTATTCCCGTCTGGCGGATCGCTGTTCGTGTATTCAGCCGACAACTCGGACGCGATGCGTGGCATGTCGTTCGACCTCGTCATCATCGACGAGGCGTCACGCGTCTCCGAGGAATCGTGGACGGACGTGATTCAGCCGACGCTTGCGGATCGCGGCGGACGCGCAATGCTCATCAGCACTCCGGTAGGGCGGAATTGGTTTTACCGCGAGTGGCTCAAAGGCCGTCAGCACTCGGAGCGCATCGCGTCCTTCCAAGCGCCGTCGAGCGCGAACCCAATGCCGACGATCCGCGAGGCATTTGAGCGCGCACGGGAAACGGTGAGCGATCGCACGTTTCGGCAGGAATGGCTTGCCGAATTCGTGGACGACGGCGGAGGCGTGTTCAGGAGCGTCACTGACGCAGTGCGCGCGCATCCAGCCAGTTCGCCGAACACAGACCATACCTACGTAGCCGGCCTCGACTGGGCGCTGTCGAACGACTACACCGTGCTCACCGTCATCGACCAGACGACGCGCGAGGTCGCGCACATCGAACGGTTCACGATGATGGACTACGGCGCGCAGCGTGCGAGGATTCACGCCGTGTGCCAGCGATACGGCGTCTACCTGGTGGTGGCGGAATCGAATGCGATGGGCAAGCCCAACAACGACGAGCTGCGGCGCATGGGCGTGCGCCTGCGCGATTTCAACACTACGAACTTGAGCAAAGCCGCGGCCATCGAATCACTCGCCGCCGCGTTCGATCACCGGGAGATCGGCATTTACGATCACCGCGAACTCATCGAAGAGCTACAGGCTTACGAGGGATCGCGTCTCGATAGCGGAGCCATGCGATACGGCGCGCCTGACGGCATGCACGACGACATGGTCATGTCGTTGGCTCTTGCATGGCAGGCATGCGGGAGCCAGTCAATGTGGGGGGCATAGATGGGAATACTCGATAGACTTTTCGGGAGGGACGAGCCGGACGCGGTGAAGGCGCTGGAGCGTCCGACGTGGTGGTCGAACGTCTGGAACACGGAAGGCGAGGACGGCAAGGACGAATACGGCAATTCCCCCAGTGGCCGTATCGGTGCCGTTGAGTCCAACGTGTGGGCGTACAACTGCGTGAAGGCGCGCATGGCGGCTGTGGCGCAGGCTCCTATGAAGCTGTATCGCGGATACGGCGACGACAAGGAAGAGATCACGGAACATCCCGTGCTCGACTTGCTCAGCAAGGTAAATCCTCTCAACCTCAACGCGCTGTCGTTTCGACGCGGCATTGAGCAGCAGCTCAGCCTGCACGGGCGATGCTTGATTCAGAAAGTGAAGGGCGCGGGCGGCGTCGTTGAGCTGTACATCTTGCCGATGAACTACGTCGAGATCGTGCCCGATGCGCGGCTGTGGATCGCTGGCTTCCGCTGGCTCCCAACGAACGACTTCATTCCGCGTGCCGACGTCATTGACATCTCGTATCCCGCGCTCGACGGCAGCGTAGAAGCAGACAGCCCGACGGCTGTTGCGCTGGACGCGATCAACAGATACAACCTCGCGGACAAGGCGCAGGCCAGCATCGACCGGCGCGGCGGACAGAAAGGCGGCATGGTCATCCATCCGCAGGGGACGATCGCCGCGGACTTCGAGCGCATTCGCATGGCGTGGGACAGGTGGCGTAAAAACCCCGACAACGCAGGCCGAGACATGCACGTGTCGAACGGCTTTGAGTATGTGGCCGATGCGTTCTCCGCCGTGGAGATGCAGCGCGAAGAACGGCTGATGCGCATCGCCAACGAGATCATGGCTCCGTATGGCGTCCCTCCGGCGATCGCTGGCGACTACAAGGATGCCAGCAAGCTTGCGAACGCGGACGCACAGCGAAAGAATTTCTGGGAGTCGTTCGCCGTCGATGAGCTGAAGCTGATCGAGGAAGAGTTGACGTTCGCACTGCTTCACGCCGAATATCCCGGCTCGGAGGACCTGTATTTCGAACACGACCTTAGCGACATCGCCGCGCTTCGTGAGGACGCCGACAGCCGCGTGAATCGCGCCATCGCGCTCACGGCCGCTAACCTCGCATCGGTGAACGAAGCACGAGACCTGGTGGGACTCGACATGAGCGAAGACCCGGCAGCGGATCGCATCCTCATGGAAGCATCGCAGGCCGACGTCGTGGCGGACCCCGCTCCGCTCATCGCTATCGTTGATCAGCGCAACGCCGGCACGATCACGGACGACGCGGCGTCTACGCTGCTGCGGATCGCCGCGCCGAATCTCACGGATGAGCAGGTAGCATCGCTTCTCACGCGATCGGCTGCACCCGCGCCGGAAGCCGCGCCTGTGGAGGAAGAGGCAGACGACGAGGCGGACGATGAGATGGACGCGTTCGATGCGGAGGACGATCTCATCGAGGCTGAGATTGACGCGCTGCTCTCGGAGGAATCCGCAAAGGCCGACCGCATGTTCGACGAATCGAAGATCGAGCGGCAAGGCGGGAAATTCGCGCCGAAGGGCGCTGGCGATTCCGGCGCGCCTGCCACGCCGAAGCGGAAGCGCGTGCTGTCTCCCGAGGCGAAGAAGCGCATGCAGGAGCGGCGCGTGACGAAGGCGCGAGAAGTTGAGTCTCGGATGAAGGCCGACATTCAGCGGCTGGACGAAGCGCGCGCGAATGCCGACGAGAAGCTTGGCAAGCGCATAGACAAGCTGAAGGCTCGCTTGCAGCAGCGGCTCACGGACGCCACGACGATCATTGAGAGCAACGGCACCACTGTGCCCAAGCGCAAGCGCACGAGCGCGGTTGATCGCTTGCTTGGCTCGCGCGAAGAACCTGCGTCGGCGCCGTCTCCCACGGACTCGCTGCCGACCGTGAAGGCCGTTGACGAGAGCGTAGATGATCCGTGGGCACCTCCGGCCGCAGTGCGCAAAGCGGCGGAGCGCGGTCTGGAGCTGCGCCGCGAGTTCAACCGAGGCGGGACGGAGATCGGCGTGGCGCGCGCGCGCGATCTCAGCAACGGCAAGCGCATCCCTCCGCAGACGATCAACCGCATGCTGTCGTATTTCGCACGGCACGAAGTGGACAAGAAGGGCGAGGGCTGGGGCGACGAGAACAACCCGAGCGCGGGATACATCGCGTGGCTCCTCTGGGGCGGGGACGCCGGCTGGTCGTGGGCGAAGGGCATTGAGCGCGAATACCCTGCCGAGGTGAAGGCGTTTCCCTATGTTGACCCTGTCGGCCTCGTCGCTGAAACGATCGACGGCGAGGAGCTTGGCATCATCGATGCGCTGCACCGTGGTGGCGTGCACGACGGCGTGAAGGCCAGCGTGAAATCGCCAGTGTTCACGATCGCAGGAAAAGCCTACGCCGCCGATGAAGTGATGGTGAGACATGCCTAGTCCGATTCAAGTGATGCTTGTGCGCCCCGAAAAATTCAGGCGATACACGGGCGCACTGACAGAGGGCAAGAAGAAGGCGCTCGCCTACGCGCTTGAGGAGCTTGACAAATACGGCCGTGCGCAGGTGAAGCAGATTCAGGAGGAAGCGCCGGAGAAGAAGGGCCTCTTCGCACAGGGCTTCACGTACTCCGTGAAGAAGAGCGGGCCGCAGCTGGGCACGCTGAGCATCAACTGGTATCCGAAAGATCGGCCGAAGAATCTACTTGAGTGGCTCACGTTCGGCACGGGCATCTACGGGCCGAGGCGTCATCGCATTGTGCCGAAAGCGGTATGGGCCAATGAGAGGCGCGTGATGAAGGGCAAGAAGCCTAAAGCGATTCCGAAGAAAAAGCGCGTGCTCGCATGGCAGGACCCCAACACCGGCAAGTGGATTCGCGCGTCTAGCGTCGCTGGCATGAAGCCGAACGACTTCCTGCGCCGTGCATGGTATGAGCCGGAGATTGCGCGCATGCGCACATCGCTGGGCTTCAACGTCGGCAAGCTCATCCGCGATCTGATCATTCAGAAGAGCAACCGCGCATGATGGTTTATGATGTGACAAGGGAGGTAGAACAGATGTTCGTATCGGATGCGGTTAAGGCGGCAGGGGAGTTGTCCTTAGACGTGCTGGGCCTCCCGTTCGGGACGGATCGGCAGGGGCAAGTCTTCGACCGGAATACAGACATCGGGCTGGAACCCGGCGACGAAGTGCCTGCGCTGTATTACCACGGCTTCGCGGAGCGCGCGGCGAAGAGCGTCAAGCGCCTCGGCAAGGCCATCTACAAGGGTGCGAGCGATGCGGGGCACATGTTCCGCGTGGAGTTGGATAGTGCGCACGAGAAAGCACGAGCCGTGTATGACGCGGCCGTGGCAGGCAAAGCGCGCGCATCCAGCGACAGCAGCACGCACCTGGTGCGGCCACACGGCATCGTGGGGAAACCCGGGCGTGTGTCGTCTTGGCCGATTTTCGCTCTCTCGCTCATGGATGCGGAGACGAGCGATGCAGCAGTGAATCCACGCGCGGTCGCAATGGCAGCGGCCAAAGCGTTGATTGATCAGATCGAGGATGAGGACGCGGGCGCAGACGCCGCCAAAGGTGGGAAGCCGTTCAACTACAAGAATCGTGAACGACTGCTCGCAATGAAGGCGACGCTGGACGAAATGCTCTCCCAGATCGACGAGGCCGACATGCCGTCGGCACAGAATGAAACAGTGCAGCAGGATTCCATCGTGTTTAGCGGTGGCACTGCGGCAAAGGGGGAACCCATGTCCGAGGAAATCAAGAACGAAACGCAGGCCGATCCGATCGCGGAGATCCGCGCGGAGCTGGCCGCGGCGAAGGCCGATTTCGCCAAGCTGAACGAGGAGATCGTCAAGGCGCAGCGCCCCGGCTTCAATCTGAATCTGGGCGCTCAGCCCGACACGACTGCGGCGAAGGCGGAGGAAGCGGCAAAGGCGTTTGAGCGATTCATCCGCACCGGCGACCTCGCTGCCAAAGCGACGATGAACGAGGGCACGGCGGGAGACGGTGGCTATCTCGTTCCGACGGCCTACAGCAACACGCTGGTCACGGCCATCAACGAGGCATCGATCCTGCGCCGTGCTGGTGCTCGCGTCATCA